CATCTTTTCTACTTCCTTTACCAATTTCTGGGTAAGTGAACCTAAAGATGATTGCTTTTTTAATTTAGCAAAAGACATACGTATTCTCCGTATTAGTTTGTATTCGGCTTGTGTGAAAAGTTTATAAGGTCTTATTCAGGACCTATGTCTATTCTACCTGCGATTTCATCTTCGCAAGCATCTTCTCCATATTACCAAAAACTACTGACATGTCAACATCTGGAGGGAGACCAAGTGCTGCTGCACCCTTCATAATATTATCTTTCATTGCCTTAGCTTCTGGATCATCAGATAAAGATAATCTAGTATATAATACTCTCTGCTTCTCTAAAAGTTCCTGTAAAAGTTTTACATGCTTCAATTTCTCCTCATCACTAAATGAAGCAAATTTCCAAACACTTTGGTAAATTTCCTCTTGCATTTCGTGAATATGTGCGACCTCCGCACGTACTACCTCAGAGTCAAAAAAGCTCATTCTATACTCTCCTTTAAGATTTTCCTAAACTTAAATACATCAATATTTAGGAAAGAACTGTACTTATTCATATTTTGCGACACTAATTGCCAAACAGGATCTTTTAACTTTTTATCAAAATTTACCCTATATCCCAAAATCTTGTCAAGTATTACCATAGTCTCTAATGACAAATTTCCTTGCAAATGCTCTTTTAGCAATATTGGATGAGAAGTACCATAAATCTTAAAAACCTCATCAAACTGTTTTAAGTTAATAACTGATTCTACCTCAGTTTTAAAAAAATAGGTCAAAGACTCATTTTTCTTATTCCACGAATTATAGGTCTTTTCACCATCTCTGATAATATCACCAATCCACAAAGATTGCGGATCTCCAGAAGTTACAAAATTTGAGACAAAAAAGTCAATTATCTGTTTTTCGCTTTTTTGCCTACTTAACTTTTCAAACCAAAAACGATCCTTTCTCTTATAAAAGGAATTTAAGGTTGCTCTTACTTTTCCACAATACTTATGATAATCATAATTAGCTTGTGTAAAGTGATTCTTTAATGCGAGATAGGTTTTATAGACTTCAAAAGGTGTCATAATCTTGAAAGGGGTATTTCGTGAAAAATACCCACGATGTTTTTTCCGACTTTTTCGGAATTAAAAAACCAATTTTGCTCTGGATGTTCGTTTTAAAAAATTTAATTCTGTTGCATCAAACTTGATCTTCTCCTTCAATGGTTTGGAGATCAACTTTGGTACAGATTCTAGATCAATACTGTTACAATCACAAAAATATATGATCGCATCAATATAGTTCATATTTTTATTGTCTAAAACAAGTTGCTCAATTGATTGAGCAAATTTAGTTGGACAGAAAAACTTCTTCTCCAGAGCCTTCTCGAACTGCTCGTCTACTTTAGTCGGCATAGTTCTCCAGCTTGAATTGAATAAACTCTCTAATATACTCGGTGAGTAATTTAATGTACTTTGCTTTGTCGTACTCTTCATAAACAACACATTCTCCATTTTCACATGCCATTATGATGACAAGTTTTTTAATCATAATCCCAGTCAATTCGTATAACATACAACCATATGCCATACACTGCACAAAGTAGTGCTCTACCCACTCTCGTGGTTTAGGTTTTTTAGATGTCTTAAAATCTATTATAGCTAATTCGCCGTCATATTCTGCAATACAATCGACAGTTCCAGCAATACCTAATTGTTTACTATAGAGGGAACCCTCTAAAGCGTATACATTATTTATAAGGTTTATTTTAGATTTGGCAATCTTAAATAACATCTCAGAAATAGGAGGAACTTCAGGAAGTTCCTCATTCTTTAAGTAATGTTCTGTAAGCGTGTGCATATCTGTACCACGCCTCGTTGCCTTCTTTGTAATGCGATTAGCTTCTTCCTCACCAACCTTCTTCCTCCAGTTCACAAAGATATCTCTATTGTGATGACTAGTAACAGAAGTTATAGAGACAAGTTTAAGGAGTTCATCATTATCAGGAACTGAATAGTAACGAACCCCATCTATAGTTTCTCTTGATAGTTTTGGAAGATCACAATTTACATGTTTAAAATTCACACTACATACCTAACTCATTTTTAGCAAGTAAGTACTCTTTACAGAGACCTGAACGTACAATATCTTGTAGACCAAATTCAATCATATCGAATGAAGGCATTACCCTCAATACTTTTATGAAATCATGTATGCCATTTCGTTCATTTGTTTTAGCGAGATCTGACTGAGAAGCATCCCCGCAGAACATGATTTTGGTGTTCTCACCTACACGAGTTATTATACTATCCAACTCGTGATAATTCAAGTTTTGGAACTCGTCTACAATAATGATTGCATTATCAAATGTTGTGCCACGGATGAATGATGTACTCCAAAAAGATATAGTACCTTGTGTCTTAAGATTTCCATAGAGCATCTCAAAGTCTGCGTCAGTGGACATCTCAAACATATACTTTACCATATTCTTATAAGGTATCTGATAAAGTAAGGATTTATCTTCATGATCACCAGGAAGGAATCCAATTTCACGAGTAGCAACAAGAGACCTAACAATGTATATCTTTTCGTAAGGTGTACGAGGATCTAAGACATCTTCCAATGCATTATAAAGTGTAATGAATGTCTTACCTGTACCTGCTGCACCATATGCAACTAGGTTTTGATCATTCTTATAACAACGATATAACTCTTGTTGGTTATCAGTTAATGGTTCAATGTCTCTCAGGAAGTCTGCATTGATTGGCTTCTTCCTTCTCATTTGTTTGGCGGTCATGCCAACTCCTATAGGTTGTGAATCGGTTTTTCTTTTCCTTGGCATACAGTAGTGTGCTGGTTTACGTACAATTATTTAACGATTTAATATTTTAATTCTTATTGATATGATTCATACGACCCTGAATACCACCTGCCTTCTCTGCTTTCTTAAGGACTTCAGTCCATCCAGGATGCTTATTATGCAACTTATCTCTCCACTCACCAACTTCACCAACACCAGGTACAGTTGATGGATCAGAATAATCTCTATCCCATTCTGGGTTATCAATCTTCCATTGATCCCAGTCATGGACACTCATCTTTACTTCCTTCTGCTCTCCAGTCTCCTTATGTACTACAGGATAAGTTGCCATGTTTTTAACCGAATAAGTGAACGTTATAGTGTTTACGAATGGGTGTATACTTAACCTCTTTAGGTTGAGTAACACTCATGTATATTTTTAATAGTAAATCGCTAGTCATCATAATGTGATAAAAAATCTAACATAGATTCAGTCTCAGTGTACTTACCATCTACATCAGTGTACTTCCTGACAATATCTGAACCAGGAAATGGTGGGAAGGGTTTTTTTAATTCTTCCTTACTGGTACTTGAATCGTCCATGATCCTCCTTCTAGGTCTACTAAATCAAAGTTATCCTCAAAATATTTCTTCCTTTTCTCTGCTTCTTTTTCTATTCTATTTAATTCTTTTTCACGACCAGGTTCAGGTTGAATCTCACCATAATGATTCTCATCCTTATCAAGATACTCAAGGATTGCCTGATCTACCATCCCATATATTGTATCAAAGGTAAGACTATACTTAAGAGAATCACCAAGTTCTTCTACATTCTCTTCGGATAGTTCCTCACCTAAGAATGCTGATCTAATAGCTACCAATTCATTAAGATCAATTCTGATCTCATTTGTTCTATAGATTGACATGTTTAACCACCATCTATCTGACATCCTACCATAGCACCACCAATAATGCCAGTCGGGATAGTCCACCAACGATCCTTTCCACGAGTTCCAAATGCTGCAAGTCCACCACCTAGTAGACCACCAGCAACAGTACCTTCAGAACAATCGTTATCATCATACTCTACTACAGTCTCCCTGATAACTCTACCCTCTGCAACGTCATCATTACAAGGAACTTCAATAGTTTCCTTCCATGATCTAACATATCCAGGATCATCTTCTGTACCAGGTATATACTCCTCTCTATACTCACTTCTATAACAAGTACGAG